CGCGTTAACATCTAACCCATGTGGCAGTAGTTCAGGTTCATGAGAGATCAGATACCTCAGTCTTCCGATGCCTAGTTCACCCAAATCCATCGGTGAGCCACGAGCCATGGTAGCTAACCTATGCAGTGAGTCCGAGATATCCACTCCTGGGCTGTGGATTAACTCAATGACCATGTCGTACGCTTCAAAGCAATCAGAAGTGAAGCCGTACAACCGCATGTAGGTCATCGTAATGTCACGAGGACGATGCTTCTCCTCAAAAACAAGACGAATAGCTACATCCCTGCGTGGCCTATGTGGGCGTGAATTCTCCCACTCGTGACCCAGAAACTCCACCCGGTCTCCTCGAGCAGCGACTTTGCTCTTGGAAACACTTACCTCCATGCCAAGCTCGTCAGCTACTCGAGCTATATCGGTTAGACTGACAATGGAGTTCGTTGCTACGATCGAGTCGTCACCAAGGACGAGCACTCTGTTCTCCTTTAAAGCTACATCTGTCAAACGGATCCAGATGTAATTCAAAATTAGGAGATTACAGATACTTCCCACAATTGATGTGAAGGGAGAACCCGAAGGTATCCCTCGATGCTTTTGATAGATGCTAGCATCAGGAAGAACGATCCTAGAGTGGATGAAGTCATTTGTGAGACGATAGAAAAGGTCAGTTTCTTCGTCGTCCATTTCGAGATGTGTTCGAACTATCTCGAAGGCATCGCCAATGATGAAGGCGGGCACACTCGAATCGAAACCAGAAAAGTCGAGGCAGTACACTCTCTTCGTTACCGCTTGGAACTCGGAGATGAACGCTCCCACTTCAGCTTTCTGATATCCATACGAGAAACAGTGTCGTCGGATGAGACCTTTGTACGCTGCTTTCGCAAACGACGCAGCCAATATTGTCGTTGCCAGCGGACTGCCCCAAACCAACCTACCCTTAGGACCAGAGCTGCCATGCTGAATACGGCGATATGCCACATAAGGATCAAAACCGATCCTACCAGCACGTACATCCCTACTCCTCTGAATCCCGCGATCCAGAACCAGAGAAGTATTAGCGAAGAAAGGAGCGCCAGCAGACTTGTTAAGATGAAGGACCTTGTCCACCACTTCATTTTCATGAAGAGGTACATGCCTTCTGGATCTACCACCCGCCATACGAAACGTTGCAGCTTTCGCGCGTTCATATATTGCGGGGTCGAACCCTGGAGTTCCACTACCGCCGAAATTTCGAGTTCGGCGATCGGAGAGTACAGCTCTCCCTCCATTAAGGAAAGTGAAATCAAAGTCCGAACGTCCTCGTTGATGTCGGCTGGCTGAACCGACTGTTCGAGGGCTGGCACTACTGGCGCCTCTTGGAGACTCCTTCTGATTGGAGGCTCCCCTGGACGGCCTGGCCTCTCGTAATGGCTCAGGTCGCCTGAACTTTGTTGCGAGGGAGGCAGGAACGGAACTCCCAAATCTTGCGAGTCCTCGTACCAACCATCGTGGATCCCAGACACTTTTGTTATCCCTCTCTACATCGAGGGAGAACTCGTCAGAAAATTCTGCGAACAGGCTCCAATCAACCATAGCAGAGTCAACGTACGCTTCTCCCCTTCTGAGGGTCTCTTTTGCTCGAGCAGAGCAGCGGTACTGACCGATGTATTCAACATCGCGTCGCTCAGACATAGAGTCCCTCCTCTCCTTGATAGGCCGTGTCGCTACACGATTGCAGTCCGACCAACAAACCACATCGTGACGGGAAACTTCCCGGGCTAGATTTTAAAGCGGTATCGCTCCCTCAGATAGGAAATTCGAAGAGACTAGCCAGCTCAACG